AACTATGCCGGAGTTCGCGGCGGCTGTCTACGATACAATCATTGGCAGTGAAATGTTTGGTGACTATGATACAGTTCGTAAAGGACTTGATTGGTTTAAACAACACTTCGCAGCACAATACATGGTGGTTCTAGACTAACCAACCTTTCTTCCCTCGCCCCTGGTACTGTAGGATAACAGCAGGGGCGAGGGGTCCCAAACAAAATCCAAAAATAGAAAATAAATAAGACCCCACCCACCCTTTTTTGTACAAAGGGGTCCCACTACTCTAGGTTGTATTGCAAGATTTACACATTCGTGTATACTGAAAACATATTGGTACCATGGACTTGAATAAGGTAAATATAGAAAAATTACCTGCAGATGTCAGAAAGACCTTCAGACAACTTCAAGTGTTACATGCAGAAAAAAAGATACAGAATAAAGCCAAGAATGATTTTTTATCTTTTGTCAAATGTGTGTGGCCAGATTTTGTAGAGGGGTCCCACCACAGACACATTGCAGATAAATTTAATAAATTAGCTACGGGCGAAATAAATCGCTTGATAGTTAATATGCCTCCAAGACATACAAAATCAGAATTTGCATCGTATCTTCTGCCAGCATGGATGGTAGGAAAAGATCCTAAACTAAAAATAATTCAAGCAACCCACACAGCAGAACTTGCAATTCGTTTTGGACGAAAGGCAAAGAATCTTATCGACTCAGATAATTATATGAAAATTTTTAAAACAAGATTACAAGAAGATTCTAAAGCTGCAGGACGATGGGAAACATCTGCTGGCGGTGAATACTTCGCAGCTGGTGTTGGTGGTGCAATCACGGGCCGTGGTGCAGACCTCTTGATTATTGATGACCCACACTCGGAACAAGATGCAATGTCCAAGACTGCATTAGAGTCTGCATACGAATGGTACACATCAGGACCAAGACAGCGTTTACAACCAGGTGGTAAAATTGTTTTAGTCATGACTAGATGGAGCACAAAAGATCTTACAGGTATGTTGGTCAAGAACCAAGGTGAACCAAAAGCTGATCAATGGCATGTGGTTGAATTTCCGGCGCTCATGGACCATGGACCAGTGTGGCCTGAGTATTGGAAACAAGACGAACTAGAAAAAGTAAAAGCAACACTACCTGTTGCTAAATGGAATGCACAATGGATGCAGAACCCAACAGCAGAAGAAGGTGCAATATTAAAACGAGAGTGGTGGCGAGTATACGATGAAGAAGAAATTCCACAACTACATCATGTCATACAAAGTTATGACACAGCTTTTCTTAAAAAAGAAACTGCAGATTATTCAGCTATCACCACTTGGGGTATTTGGTATCCTAGTGAGGATGAGGGAGCTAATCTTATTCTTCTTGATTCTATTAAAGGCAGGTACGAGTTCCCTGAACTACGGAGATTGGCCCTTGAACAATATTCTTATTGGAAGCCGGAAACTGTTATTATTGAGGCAAAAGCATCAGGTTTACCACTAACATACGAGCTTAGAAAGATGGATATACCTGTAGTAAACTTTACACCATCAAAAGGAAACGACAAGCATGCTCGTGTAAATGCTGTTGCACCTTTGTTTGAATCTGGTATGATATGGGCTCCGGAGCAAAAGTTTGCTGAGGAGGTCATAGAAGAATGCGCAGCGTTCCCCTATGGCGATCATGATGACCTTGTGGATTCTACAACACAAGCGATTATGCGATTCAGACAGGGCGGTCTGATCGACCATCCTGAAGATTATGTAGATGAAAAGGCAGAGAAACCAAAAAGGATTTATTACTAATGACACTACTTACAAAAGGAATGGGAGTAATTCTTAAAAAAGCTACTACAAAATCATCTAGAAAACATTCCAAGTTAGCAGAAAAAGGATATAAAAAAATAAAAGTACCGCGTGTCACTCCAACAAAAAAAGGATCTACGACACAAGTTCGTATGGTAGGACCTTTCGAAGGTTTTTCAACTAAACCTAAAATGCCTGTTGGAAAAGGACAAGGTGTGTTATTTACAGAAAAATATGGAACAGTGCCGAAAGACCCTAATGTTCTTCCAGGTCAATTAAAATTTAATTTTAAAAGAAAGGGAATTACCGGCAGATATAATAGAAAATTAAAAAAACAAAAATTAAATAATGATAAATAAATTTATCAGAAACTTTATTGCTAAACAGATAGCCGGTCGTTCTGATGACGGTATCATGATTACATTAAAAGATCCACAGAGAGTTACATTAGGTGAAAATATATTAGCTGATCTATTAATGCGTAATGGTATTGATCCAAGAGCCATTACTAGTGAACAACAATTAAAAAATATTTTACAACAAATTAAAAATGCTGAAGCAGCAGCAATAAGAAACACAGATGTATCAGGAATCAGAGGCACAAAGTCAGCAAAAGTATTTAACATAGCAGGTGAAGAATTAGATCCTAACAAACCAATTGTAGGTGGCACACAACCACCACCAGGAAGCAGAGGTGGTCCTGATGATATTGCAGCGCCAATCCAATCATCAGAAGAGTCGTTAAGAGATATGATGATAGCAGAGAATAAAAAAGCTGTTGATAATTTAAAACAAAAGATGGCAAAAGAAAAATCTAGAACACAAAGAATATCTGGAAATTTAAGAGCAGACAACTCACAAAGAGTTGAGATTGGAAGACCTAAATTAGATGAGGATGAATATAATTATTACAGAGAAATTTTAGGAGAGGATGCAGAAGTAGATTACTATCCAGTAAAAGGTGATGAGACAAAAGAATTTTTAGAAGCCATGGTCAAAGAACAAAAAGATGAAATGGATTACATGAAAAGATTGTATGACAAAGGTGCGTTAGATGACCCCGAGAAAAAAGCAACAGGTGGTCGTGTTGGTTTTTTTATGGGCAGTCAATTTCCAAAAGGTCTTGCAACATTAAGACAAATGTTAAAATTTTTTAGCGAGGGCAAAGAGCGTCCAGGTTCAGAGATATTAAGATTAGTAAATCCAAAACAGTTTAATAAATTTTTAGAAGATCCAAACATCTATAAAAAGTTTGATATTAAAAGAGGTATTGCTGCACCAGACTTAATTAAAAACATGCAAGCTGATTTAGCTAAAAACAGAAAAATGATGGTAGAAGAAATTTTAAGTGGTGCTAAAAATATAAGAAAAGCAGACATCGGCACTATGGAGAGAAAAAAAGAAATAGTTGCAGAGATGATGAGGAAAGGTGTTGATAGAGAGACAGCGGAAGATATGGCTGATACTCTTGCCAAAATGGCAGAAAGTGCAGCTGGTAAATTAGATACACCAAAACTTACAGACGAAGGAATTTTAGAATTAGAAAACATATTAAAAAATATGGAGACAGGCGGTAAAAAGAAAAGAGATCTAAACGCTGACGGTGGTCGTATTGGTTTTAAAGACGGTATGACTAGAAGAACATTTTTAAAATTATTAGGTGGACTTGCATCGATACCAATTATCGGTAAAATTGTAAAACCATTAAAGACTGTTAAAGGTGTTAAGAATGTTCCAATTATTAAAACAGATAATGTTGCGGGTAAACCAGAGTGGTTTGATCAGTTAGTTAACAAAGTTATTATTGAAGGAGATGATGTAACTAAAAGATTTGCAACAGCTGAAAGACAATCTATTCACCAAAAAACACTTGACGATGGTTCAGTGGTCCGAGTTACAGAGGACATAGACGATGGTGCTGTAAGAGTTGAGTATGAAAGCGAGGCCAATGTATTTGGTGATCCAGTGCAAATGCAATACAAAAAACCGTTACCTGATGAGGGTGATCCAAGACCAACAGCACAATTTGATGTGGCAGAGTCAGGTCCAGTTGGAAGATCAAGAGGTCCAGATGATTATGAAATAGAGGTAGATGAAGTAGGTGGTTCTAGCATTAGTGACCTTGATTCAGATGTATCAAAATTAAAACAATACGCGACAGGCAAAGGACCTACCATGAAAGAGATTGTTCAAAACAAAAAAAGAAGAGACAAAGCTAAAGCTATAACAGAAGATTCTGAGGCTCAATCAGATGCAGTAATTAGAAGACAGGGTGATGCAGATAGTAGTTATTATGGCGATGACTATGCAAGAGGCGGTATCGCTAGAATGTTAGGTGAGTAATGGACGAGTTTGAAAAAGTATTAGAGCGTTTAAAAGAAGAACTGGGTGAAGATCAAATTACAACAGCCAGTGATCCAAAAATAAAAAGACCAGAAAGAGCATTAGAAAGACAAGCGATCGATGATTTCATGGACCGTAATCCAATGGCAGGCGGTGGTATGTTAGTGCAACCAAGTGCTGATGGATCTAGACCTGGGTATCGTGGTAAAAGAAAAAAACTAGAAGACAATATTCAAGTAAGAGATAATACTTACGAAGTAGAAGTTAAAAGAGGTGATACTTATTATCGTAAATCTTTTAATGCAAAAAATTACAATAGTAAAAAAGAAGCTTTAAAAGCTGCAAGAGATTTTAGAGATGAAAAGAAAAAAATACCTTACAAAGTAGGTATTCAAAATCCACAAGTTGTTGCTAGTAGTCCAGAAGAGTATCGTGAGAAATATAGAGAACTTAAAGGATTAAAAGATCCAACTGGAAGACAAAAACTTAGAAAAGAAAGAGAAACAAAAATAAAAAATTTTATAGGTAATAAGAAAAAAATTAAAGCATCTGTATTAAGAGATTTTATGTTAAACGAAGTTGGTTATAAAAACTATGATGCTGCTGAAGTTAGAAAACTTTTTCCTAACTTAGAAATAGAGCAAGACAATTTAAAATTAAGTGCCAAAGAGAAAGAAGGAACTATTAGGTTAAGTAAAAATCAACTTAACATAGCTAATCGATATGCAAACCTTTTAAATAAAAGAAATCCTAAAGACCAATATTATGTAAGTGCTAAAAAATATAAAGACCTTTCTAGTGAAGAAAGATCAAAAATTAATCAAATTATAAGAAGTAATAAAGGTAAATTTAATAAAAATTTTTCTAGTAGATTAAGATTTGATTCAAAAAAAGAGAAATTAATAATGGACAATTTTAATTTAACAGAAGATGATTTTATTAAACACGGAAAAACAGGAGTTCCTAAATATATAGATGGAAAGGTAAACCCTAAATATACAGCAATTAATACATTTATAAGTAAGGGTTTTAAGTTTAAAAAAATACCTAAATCATCAATGGTAAGTCTTAATCAACAAGAATTTATAAAAAATAATTTTGAACTTCCTGAAGGACAAGAATGGAATTTTAGATCACAGGATAACCCTAACGGTTTTAAGTATGGAGTTTCTTCGTCAACAAGAACTGGCGATACTGGTAATTTAGCTAAACGAATAGAAAACAGAATGAAAGATAAAAAACTATCTTACACTGTTGCATCAGACACATCCACTCCTCAAGGTTGGATGATGCGTGCTATGAATAGACTTTATGAAAAAGAAATAAAAAACAAAGTTAAACCTGAAAATTTAACTTATCAACCAAAGAAAAACAAAAAGGGTATTATAATAGGTTTTACTGATAACACTGCAGCAGGGGATGGTGGTACATATTATGGTTTAAAAAAGAATACTCCTGAAGATGCTACAGCTTGGACTGCTCATGGAGATTATGAAAGAATTAATAAATTTTTAGATATAGCAAAAGGAGCACAAGTGGATGATCCTGGTAAACTTCTTCAAAAAATATTAGATGATAAAGGTATTACTAAACTAGTGGGAGACAAAGGTGTTCTTACATTAAATGATGTTTTAAGTCACCAAAGATATTTTGATAAGCTTAGCACAACCGCTCCAAAAACATTAATTGAAAGACAAATTGTTTTACACCATACAAAACGAATAGGAGGTGATTTAGCACAAGCAGCAGCTACAAAAGATATTCAACTTTTAACAGGAGTAGTTAATCAAAATGTTAGAAAACTTGAAACTATAGCATCAAACAGAAAACTAACTAATAAAGAAATTTTAGATTTAAAAAATTACGGAGCTAAAATTACAGATTTTGATGGAAAAGTTGTTGGAGGTGGTTCTTTAGTCGCTGAAAGACAATTTGCTAATATTGAAAAAGGAGCAATAGATTATGCTAAGAGTGATCAGTTTAATGTTAAAACAGTTGCATCTTATTTAGAAAGATTAGGTTGTGGTAAAGCAGCAGGAGGTAGAGTTTTTTATAACGAAGGCGCAATGGGTTTAACAAAATGTGCAGAGAAGGGTAGATTAAAATTAGAAAATATAGTTACAAAAGGAGCATCTAATGCTGACGATGCAATACTTGCTAAAACTATTTTAAAAGCAGGTGGGGGACTCAAGAGTGCATTTGCATTAAGAAACATATTTGGTCCTGCAGCAATAGCAGCGACTGTTGCTTTTGAGGGTGGCTTAATTGGTTACGATATGTTGACATCTGGTAAGACTCTAAGAGAGGCATTTGGTGATAACTTACTTAACTATGCTCTAGGTAAAGATTATCAAATAGATCCACAAGAAGAAATGTTTAAAAGATTTAAAGGTCTAGGTTATAATGATCAACAGATAGGTGGTATTAAAAAAGCTTTGGATGCAATGAACACAATCAATACTGGAACACAATTAGCGATGGATGTTGGACAACAACAAGAAGCTTTACAAAAATCAAGAGGACAACCTGAACCTTTTATGTCACCTGATGATCAGATGATGGCTGACACTGCAGGACAAAGAGCAGAACAAAATTTAAAAGATGCAAAGAATCAATTAGCTGAATTTAATAGAGATCTTGTAAGATCAGGACAACAAGATGAGTTGAGTAGATATATCGAATCTGGTGACTATGCAAAAGGATTTGATTTATTTGAGCAAGCACAAAAAAAGGCAGACATTCAAAAATTAGAATCTGCAGGACCTAAATTTATGGGTTCAGTATTTCCTCAATTTGAAAAAGGAAGACAAGAAGATTTAGCAAATCTTAGATCTGTTGTTAATCCAGCTTTTAATATACCGGGAATGAGAGAACTAACAGGTGGATATTTATATGGTTTTGCAGGCGGTGGTATTGCAGGATTATCTGGTGGTATAGACAAAGGTCCACAAAGAACATCAATGAATCCTGACTCACAAGGCTTGTCAGGACTATTAAAAAATGGTATGAAAATATAGGAGTATTAAATGGCAGAAATAGATAAAGGACTCCCGAACACTAGAACTAAAATTGATATCCCTTCAGAGGAGGAGATAGCAGAAGAAGTTTCTGTTCAGGAATCAGAGCCCGAAAAAGGACCAATAGAAGTTATACCGGAAGAAGATGGTGGTGTAACATTAGACTTTGAACCTGGCTCAATAAATGTCCCCGGAACAGAAAATCATTTTGATAACTTAGCAGATATTTTACCTGAAGATATTTTAGAACCAATCGGTGGCGACATGGTCAATAACTACATGGACTACAAAGCCTCAAGAAAAGATTGGGAAAAATCGTATACAGAGGGATTAGATTTATTAGGATTCAAATATGAGAATAGAACTGAACCGTTTCAAGGAGCTTCAGGTGCAACACACCCAGTTCTTGCAGAGGCAGTTACACAGTTTCAAGCACAAGCTTACAAAGAATTATTACCTGCAGACGGACCAGTTAGAACACAAGTTATTGGTCTAAAAAATCCCGGAACAGAACAACAAGCACAGCGTGTTAAAGATTACATGAATTATCTTATCATGGATGAAATGAAAGAGTATGAAGCTGAGTTTGATTCAATGTTATTTCATTTACCACTTGCAGGTTCTACATTTAAAAAAGTTTATTATGATGTGCCTATGGGTAGAGTGGTATCTAAATTTGTTCCAGCAGACGAATTAGTTGTGCCGTATACAGCAACAAGTTTAGATGATGCAGAATCTGTAATTCATGTTATCAAAATGTCAGAAAATGAATTACGAAAACAACAGGTAAATGGTTTTTATGTTGATGTAGATTTAGGACCACCGAGCAGCGTAGAAAAAAATGATGTTGAAAAAAAAGAAAGAGAGTTAGATGGCACAAAAAAATCTGGTAAGCCAGAATCAATTTATACTTTATTAGAGTGTCATGTAAATTTAGATTTAGAAGGTTTTCAAGACACAGGTGAAAATAACGAACCAACAGGAATAAAATTACCCTACATAGTAACTGTAGAAGAAGGTAGCCGAACAGTTCTTTCTATTAGAAGGAACTATGCGCCCAATGATCTAAAGAAAAATAAGATCCAATACTTTGTCCATTTCAAATTTCTGCCAGGACTAGGATTTTATGGCTTTGGACTCATTCACATGATTGGCGGATTGAGCCGTACGGCAACGACGGCTCTCCGTCAATTGCTAGATGCAGGAACATTAGCAAACTTACCTGCAGGATTTAAACAAAGAGGCGTTAGAGTAAGAGACGAAGCAGCTCCAATACAACCAGGTGAGTTTAAAGATGTGGACGCACCAGGTGGTAGTTTACGAGATGCATTCTTTCCATTACCATATAAAGAACCATCACCAACACTATTACAATTACTTGGTGTTGTAGTTCAAGCAGGTCAAAGATTTGCGGCCATAGCTGACATGCAAGTCGGAGACACAAAACAAAACGCAGCTGTAGGAACTACAATTGCATTATTAGAGCGTGGATCTAGAGTTATGTCTGCGATACACAAAAGATGCTATGCAGCTATGAAAGATGAATTTAAATTACTTTCAAAAGTTGTTTCACAATATTTACCACCAGAATATCCATACGATGTTGTTGGCGGACAAAGAAATATTAAACAAGCAGACTTTGATGATAGAATAGATGTAGTGCCCGTTGCAGATCCAAATATATTTTCTATGTCACAAAGAATTACAATGGCACAAACAGAATTACAACTTGCAACATCACAGCCACAACTACATAATTTATATCAAGTATATAGAAACATGTATGAAGCAATAGGTGTAAAAAATATTGACACAATATTACCACCTCCTGCACCAAACGCACCTATGGACCCAAGTATGGAACACATAAATGCGTTAGCTGGTAAACCTTTTCAAGCTTTTCCTGGTCAAGATCATAGAGCACACATAACTGCACATTTAAATTTTATGTCAACTAACATGGTTAGAAATAGTCCTATGATTATGGCTGCAATTCAAAAAAATATACTAGAACATATTAGTTTAATGGCACAAGAACAGGTGCAATTAGAGTTTAGAGAGCAAATGCAACAGATGATGATGTTGCAACAACAAGCAGCTATGAATCCACAGGTGCAACAACAGTTACAAGCGATGACAAATCAAATTGAATCAAGAAAAGCTATACTTGTTGCAGAAATGACTGAAGAATTTATGAAGGAAGAGAAGAAAATTACATCACAATTTGACTCTGACCCTCTTCTAAAACTAAAATCTAGAGAGGTTGACCTTCGTGCAATGGAAAATGAGCGTAAAAAAGAGAATGATGAGGCTCAAATCGACCTTGCTAAAGCTAGATTAATGCAACAAGGCGAAATTGCAGAGGATAAAATGGAACAAAACGAAGATTTAGCTAAATTAAGAGCTGGAGTTAGCCTTGCAAAGACCGGAGTGCAAAAAGCAGCGGTAATTACGGAGGATAATTAATGCCATTAAACAAAAAAGGTAAAAAAATTATGAAATCTATGAAGAAACAATACGGAAAAAAGAAAGGTGAAAAGATATTCTATGCATCTAAGAACAAAGGTGTTATAAAAGGAGTAAAAAAAGGAGCATAAATGCAAAAACTTGATAAAATTAAACCAGTTCAAGTCGGTGAACAACAAGTTGAGATAGATCCTAGATCTAAAACAACTGCTGACAAGGCTTTTAACTTTATTGGCACAGGAAAACCTGAAATGCCAGTTGGTGGCCAAAAAAGAATGCTGGCAGAAAAGAAAAGAAACTCTAAAGCGTACTAATATGTGGTTATCGGCAATAAAATTAGCCGTTTCTGCTGGAAGTAAGATTTACGCTAACAAGCAGAGAACGAAGATGGCAATGTCTGATGCACAACTAATGCATGCAGAACGTATGGCCAAAGGCGAGGAACAATACCAAGGAAAACTGTTGGAGGCCCGACAATCAGACTGGAAAGACGAGGCAGTTTTAATAATTCTTAGTTTGCCCGTCCTGGTGCTCGCATATGCGGTTATATCAGACGATCCAACAGCCATGGACAAAGTAAAACTGTTCTTTGAGATGTTCTCGCAGCTCCCGTCATGGTTCACTAATCTTTGGATCCTTGTAGTTGCGTCGATTTATGGTATAAAGGGAACACAGATTTTTAGAAACGGAGGAAAAAAATGAAAAAATTCGTAGGATACTTAATTGATAAAGCTGTAAAAGCAACACCAAGGAAGAAAAAAGTTTCTCCGGACATTAAATCCGTAAAACCATCAAAGACTGTGAAAGAAAAAGGTGTAAAAGCCAGTGTCGAAAAAGCTAAAGGTGATGAATTTGTTAAAAGAATTCGTTTAAAAGAAGAAGCAGAAAAAAAAATTAAGACTGGTAAAGAAATGATGAAAGCTGGTCAAAAAGAGAGAAAAAAATTAATTGATACTGGAAGAGCATTTCAGTTTCGACATGGTAAGGGTCTTGCTGCTATAGAACCTGGTGAAGGAAGTAAATTTAAAGACGCTTTTAGTAAAAAACCAAAACCAGATAAAAAATTTAAAACAGGAAAAGAATTAGAGAGAGAAAAGAAAATGGGCGGCGGAATGATGGGCCGTAGATTTGGATATAAAAAAGGTTCTAAAAAGTTTCCTGATTTAACAGGAGATGGTAAAGTAACTTTTGCTGATATCTTAAAAGGTAGAGGTGTAATTAACGGCAAGAAAAAGAAAAAGAAGGCATAATGGCTGGAAAAGGTTTATATGCAAACATACATGCAAAAAGAAAACGTGGTGGTAAGATGCGTAAGAAAGGTGCTAAAGGTGCACCAACAGCAGCTAACTTTGCAAGAGCAAAAC